AACGAAAATCTCAAAAAATTGACGGCGATATTTTTCGCCAGATCGACATTTTTTAAAAAAAACCCCCAACCAATAAAGGAAGGGGGGTTTGTTTTGCAGTGACTAAGTGTGGTCTAGTCGTCAGCAGTTGTTCCAGCAGCACCAACAAGGTGTACTGTTCCGACGGCTGTTGCGATATGTCCGCTTAAGTGCCAGTTAACACCATCACACAGAACGTGCAGATGGAGCCCTTCGGCTGATTGGGCAACGGAGCCATCAACAGTGATTGAGGATATGCCGTTAAATGCGTCAACTGTACTATTGGCAGCTAATGTAATAATGCCACCATAGATATCAGCAGCATCTTCTGCTGTCTGAAGGATAAAGTCAGCATCGTCATCAGAGGCGACGGTAAAACAAAAATCATAATACACGCCGGCACTTGTCGCAGTCGCCGGAAGTGAATATGTGAGATTGTTATCCACTGTTGACATGTTCACTGTGAAAAGCGTGCCAGATTCAGCAGCGGTAAGCGTTCTTGCGGCTGCGGCTGCGTTAGTAACAGCTTCAACTAATCTCTTCTGTCCCTTAAAGGTTGTTCCGGCTCCCCAATTAATATCTCTCTTCAAATTTTCGATCAATGCCTCCATTCTCGCGAGGCCTACTCTTTTGCTTCCCATGTTAAAAACCCTCCATTTATAATCGTGTCACCGCAGAATTGCGGCCGTGAATATATCTACTCACGCAATAACTTGGAATGAATCTTGCGATTCGATAATAAATAGTCTCTAAAAAATGAAAGCCCCCTTCCGAAGAAGGGAGCTTCACATTTATTTGCTAATTAGCTAAATTTAGCTAGTAGCGCCAGCCTCACCTAAGAGACCTCTAACCACAACTAAGCCGTACATATCAGGACGAACCATCTTCTTGGCATAGCGAGTCATCACGCCCTTACGGGGCACGAAGTCTTCGGGGCCAAAGATTGTGGGAGTGGTCTGTAGCGGCACATACGGAGCGTATACATAGCCACTTTCTAGGAAGCTAGATCCTCTCCGACCGATCAAAACAACGTTCCGCAGGAAGTATGGGTCAACAATGACATCAAACTTCTTACTCAAAGAACCAGTCTTAAGAGCACCAAGGGATCCCTTCTCGTCATCGTGAGTGACGGAAGCGCGGAAACCAGCGGTAAACTCAAGAATATTGGCAACTTCAGGTCCGCAGACAACGAAGTTCGCACCACCTCTCAGAGTCTTACGATGAATCTGTGCAGAAACATCATTGATAGTTTCTACCAGAGTCTCATACCACTCTGAGACCGTACCGGTGAAATCAGGAGCGGCCGAAGCAGCACCAATCTCATTACCATTAGAGTCCAAGAACATTCCTGGGGCACGAGCCCAATAGCGAGTTGCAGCGGTAGCACCATTAACCAAGTCAGCCAGAATCTCACGGTCAATCTCTAGAGCAATCTGCTCAGAGAGAATGCTAGTAAGCTCGACTTCAGCATCAAGGTTGTGGTAAGCATTGAGATCTTGTCCCAACTCTGGAGTCCACTTAGCCTTGAGCTTCTTGGTCTGTGCGGTCACAGCAATGCTATCCACCTTAATGTCGATCTCTGGGATTTGTTCGTTTCCTTCCAGACCCCACTCAGAAGCACCGATAACGGCACCAACTGAATCAGCCGAATTAAAGTTATCCTTAAGTGGATAAGCAATGTTCACGGTAGCAGCCTGCGGTGTGTCAACACCAGCGGCACCTACGTTTACGCTAGTCAGGAAATATAGCATCACGTTGCCACCAGAAGACGTAATTTGCGTAAGCCTTCTAATCTGCTTAGTATCCGAAACCGTGAGAGTCCCGATTTCATTGACAGTATTCAGGTTCTCAATAGAAGCCGAAATAGCGCCAAGGTTATTGTAATCCAGGTCGCTAGAAAACTGCGCCTGCGGAACATCCATCCGAATAACCCAGTACGCCAAAGCGGAAGAACTCAGAGCAATAAGATCTGGATCATAAACAATGTCCTTCTTATTGCTATTAGTACTACCAGTGAGATCGAAGCGCCGAAGAAATAGGGCGCTATGGGCCACACCAGACGAGCCAGTTGGCGAAGCATAAGCATAACCACGAGCACCAACAGTGCGAGGACCAGAAAGATCTTCTTTTAAGTCTCCGACCAAGTTAAGACCAGCAGTCAACTGGGAACCAACCCTGTCGCCACCATAAATTGACTTGTCAGAAATGTTACCTAACCTTCGACCTTCAGATCCAGCGGCTCCCAGATCTGGTGAGAACACAAAATCTAGGAAGAAAATGAGTCCACTAGGGAGACTCATTGGCTGAACACTAACAAGATCATTAGCGATCAGACCCGCAAAAACGCGACGAACAATAGGAAACGCGACGGCTGCGAAACCTTCAACATCTCCAGAAGCCATTGCAGAACTCTCGCGTAAGAGTTCTTTGGCTTGATTTTCCAGAAGACGAGACATGCTATGACGCTGACGCTCGTTCTCCAGGCCCTCTAAAAGACCGGTTTTTTTCCACTTTTTTAGAAGTGCGTGCGATTCAGCACGCATATCACGATTGACAATTCCTTCGGTCAATCTTTCTACAATACCAGACATAAATATCACCTCCTTAAATTATTTTATTTAATACCTGCTAATTTCTTCAACCTTTCAGAGAAAGGATCGGATTTTGATTGGCTATCGCCCCGAGAGGCGCGTAAAACGGAAGAACGATGAGTAATTGCTTCGCTCAGTGATTGTGGACTTCTCTTAGGAGTAGACTGCACTGTGCTTTGAAGCGTTTCTAAAATCATCTTTGCTTCCTCTACTGAACCAGCACTGGAAATAGCTTCGACAATTCTTTCTTTTTGCCGCTCATTCAAGGAGGTATTTCTTAACACACGGTTAGTATAAAGTAAACGGGCATTTGAAAGATTAACATCTTGGACATTTTCTTTCAAAGACCTGACTACATCTTTGTAGTTATTAAGTTTGCCCTTGAGTTGTTTATTTTCAAAAACCAACTCTTCTTGGGCTTTCTTAAGAGCTTCCAAATCTTCTTCTATATCAGTGCTACGGCGGTGGGCGAGTTCTTTTTCCATTTGATACTTTGTATCTTCACTTGAACGTCCAGCCCAACCTGCCAATTCGGCACCCATATCAACTGTAAGTTTTTCTACGATGGCATCTATAAGTTCTTCAGAAATATCATCGGATTCTTCTAAACCAGCTTTCGTCATTGCGTCTGCATCTGCTTCTTCAGCGGCGGCGGCACCTGCGAGTGCAGCGCCTCCAGAGTCGTCATCTTCCTCTGCTTCTTCGCCGGCAAAAGTGCCTGGATCGGTGGCTTGCTCACTTAATTCGTCAGAAAGCATAGAAAGAAGGTCTTCTTCATTCAATTCAACTTCCTCCGATTCTTCAAGCTCTTCCTCAGTTTCTTCAAGCTCTTTGGGGCCCTCGACATCTTCCTTCAGGGAGCGCAGTGCTTCAGCCAATTCTTCAAAATCAACTGTTATTTCTGAAGTTTCATCTTCTTCGGGACAAGGGCAAAGCTCTTCACCTTCGGCGGCGCCCAAAGGTACATCTTGCGCTATATCGCCAATTGGGCCGGCCATAGCAGCAGGACCAGCATCGAGGCCTCCCAAACCAAGCTCATCTTGTTCTAATAATCTGTTAAGAGTGTTTTTAACTTCATCTGAATATTTTTCAATAATTGTGGTTTCTGCATTTTTCAAAGCAGCTTCTTTCAGCGCTTTCGCGTCAACAATAGCTTGTTCTAATAATACTGACATTTAAAACCACTCCTAAAAACATAATTTTTCATAATAAATAGTGTTAATATTTTAAAAATACCGTTTTCATAAATTAATGTGGCCTTGATATCAATTTATACTTAACCACAACGTTCTCCCATGTAACTTTTCCCGTACCATTGTTTTCAACACATACCCCCACATACATACTTGTCCAAGGCCCTGCAGCTAATGCGGTATTCTTCGTGCCGTTTTTGACAGTCTGGTCAGGGGCTCTTACAGTAACCATGCAATTTTCCGGCTGATCATCCATAAACATTATAATACCATAAGACGTTAAGCCACCAACATTCCAGCCGCTGGTGGAGGAGGCAGAGCTACCTAATACGTTGAGGGCTCCCCGACCAAGCGATCGGGCGCCATTCCAATTTATACCGACTTTATATCCTATCATAGTATCCTGATCATCGGTACTGGAAACAAACCCTTCCATTTCAACAGTACCGCCGCCGTCTGGCTTATCAGCTTCAACTTTAAATGCTATAGCTATAGAACTAGAAATGAAATTAGGTACTGTATTGCCAGATTTGAAATTATAGCCAAACATTAAGGCGTCAGCGCCTCCATCATTTTTGCCGTGACCTTCTACTACTACAGTAGATTTAATACCCAGAGTCGATTCAGCAGAAACCAATATATCATTTGGATCAGAAACCCAATCGGGTTTATCTAAATTTAATGTAACCCACTTATCTTCTTCGGGCAAAACCCAGCGGCCAACTGGGCCAGCAGTGGGCGCGACGGTGGACTTTACTTTTATGGTACCTTGCTGTGTTTGGCCGATGCTTCCTGTCATTTCAAAATCCTAAGTTGACTTTATTTATATTATGTTGTTGATATATATTTATATTTAATTGTAACATTGTCCCACTGAGTTTCCGCTGTTGAAGATTGATCGACATATAATCCAGCATATATCTTCTCGGGAGACGGCGCATCGCCGAAGGTGGTAGTATAGAAATTCTCTGAAGTTTTGCCGGGATTTGGAGATAAACAGACAACAAGCGCGTTATCAATAAAAGCATCAAATCCATAATAGATATAAACTGTTGAAGAATTGCCGAGGCCTCCAGTCTGACCGCCAGTACTGGTTGACTGCCCTTGTCTTTTTGCTTCTGCGTAGAGGTTAGAACGGCCACCATTCCACTGCATTCCACAGGCATATCCGCTATTGCCGCTGACGCCGGCGCTGGCGTAGGGAAGATTGGTAATAAAGGCACCAATTCCCGAAGTTCCGGCGCCGGAAGGCTTGTCCGCTTTAACTTCAAACATGATACCCATGGAACTAGAAATGAAATTGGGACTTGCGTCTAGAGTAAAACCAATCATAAGCCCATCACGATCTTTGGTCTGGCCGACTCCTTGAATATTGATTGAACTTACTATGCCCAAAGAAGAAGAAGCTTCTTCAAAAATATCATCATTATCGCCAATCCAATCGTATTTTGAAAGATCGAGTTGAATCCAGGTATCTTCATTGCTTATAAGCCAACGCTCAGGCTGATCAATCTCGTCTTTTATCTTTCTGTTCGCCATTAGTTGGTGCCGATAATGAAGAACTTACTTGAACCATCGCAAACGAGAGTCACAGAGCCATAGTTAGAACCAATTGCAACACCAGCATTACTACCATCGATTGTTTCTGAGCCGGATGGCTCTATAATTATGAGATTCGTAGAAGCGGTACCACCAGCATCTTTGAAAATTAATCTTTGCCCTGCATCATAATTACTAGCGGCCAGCAATGAAGCAGTCATATAAGCAACTGTGTTCTCATCGCTGCCGGATGAATTAAGCGCCATAACATCGTTTGATCCCGAAACAGAAAAAACCTGATCGGCTACAAGATTAAGAGCAAGATATGATGGAGAGAAGCCGCCGGATGCTGCCTCCCAACCGGGTACCGCACCATCTAAGGTAAGTACGTGATTGTCGCTACCAACTGCAATTCGAGTTAAAATACCGCTGGAATTGTTGTAATACATATCACCAGAAGCATCAGAGCCCAGGGCGAAGCCTCCATTGGGTA